AACGTGGTGCGCAGATCGAGACGAAGGACGAGGACGCTTGGTGAGTTGACCTGATGACTAACCGAGTAATTCAGCGGGTCAATCATACCGACCGGTGTGCCGTCCGCTTCGTACAGTGTGAACGTTGCTTGTGTTGGCATGCTATGCTCGCGCAATGGTGAATAGACAATCCGTCACCGATTGCGCCGCGGTCGTGATGGTGTTTGAAGCCATGTTGACCGTGTCACCAGCGGCGAGGACTTGCATCCAAGTCGTACCCAAGTATGATGTAGCGGCACCCGGCGTCATCATATGGCGTTGCACGGTGGTACTGTTGACCTTGAGTTGTGCCGTACGTGTTCCGGTCGATGCGGTGCCGTAGGTGATATTGGCTGCAATTGCATACAGACCCGCACGACGGACCGTAACAATGCCGGTCGTTGTGTTTACTGAGAAAATCGAATCAGCAGATACGCTGCTGGATGAATATGCAGTGATGTCGTATGAAGTATTCACGTTGGTGAGGGTTGCGGTGCCGCCACTCAAATATGCGTAGGATTGGTATGGTAATTGTGTTGTCGTACCGTACATCGTATAGTCTGGGGTTATGCCAGACGCAGTGATTGCCGCGCCACTGACTACCACGGTACCCAATTGCAAGTATGTACGACCGACAAGCTGGGCCGCGGTACACACTGCGACACGCACTGCGTAGGTCGTTACGGTTGTACCGCTGACACTCCTCGAGACGGTCAAAGCGCCAGCGGTGTCGTTGACAAAGACGACGACGTTGTAGGTGGCGTTGGCTAGCGTTGAAATAACAATAGCTGACGATGATGTGTTCTCGTAGAAGTAACCGCCGACAATTGCCGCTCCCGCTGCGATGGTCAACGTGTTCGTTCCGTTGCCGGTCATTGCCAAGAGTGAGCCGGTCTGCAGTACGCCGTCGCTGAGTGTCTTGGTTTCCATTGCGATCATTCGCGATGATGCATAGCCGCTGCCGTTGCCATCTCCGAATGCTATTCCGACGCCCGTCGCCATTCCAATAGATTGCTCTGCCATGTGTTTATACTCCTATGTAGCGCTTAATGTATTGCATGGTCACGAGCGAATTGCCATCTGCGCCCGTAGCGGATACCGAAATAACGTTTAATCCGTCAAAATCTAATGCGTCTGGGGTTGGATACAAAGCCCAGTTCATCAAATCACTAGTAAAGTCGAGCATGTAAAATCCATTGAGTCCATCGTTTAGTGTGACCGTTGGATTGCCGCTTTTTAGGTCAATGACCACACGATTAGCCGCTGGTATTGTTTCGGAAAATCGTATGACGTGACCTAAGGTATCGGTAAGGGTAAGATTTGCTAGTGGCCCGTCGCAGACTAACACAGGTCTTGATATCCAACTACCATCGTAATAAAAATTATTGATTTTGTTTACGTTACTTGCTCCGTATGGTACCGGATAAGGTTTTGGGTATGGTGTTGGTGTTCCAAATATTACATCTGTCAATACTTGCTCAAATTGAACAGTATCTGACCACGTGGGGTCAGCTGCGCGCAGTTGGACTACTGTGCGCACGTTGAAGTCTCGTGCATCGGTGTCCAACGTAAGACCACCAACAACACGAACCTCAATTAATCTGTTTTGTGTGTCACCATCCCAACTAAGCAATAAGTATTGAATCTTATTTGATGGCTTAAAAACATTCATCAGCATGTTGCGCGCGTTCATGTGTGCATCTATGCTATTTGCTTCTATAACAATCGGCAAAGAAAAAATACGCGGATTTATTCGGTAGTCGATGTCAGTATCGCCGTCCTGAAATGTTCCGCGCTGCGTGATACGCGTCGACGGAGGCATTCCCCAATTTACGGTACCAACTAAATAAATGATGTAGCCAAATGCAGGCGTTATTGTCGTATTTTCTGTATTAAAATACACAGTATATTGCCCGTTATTGTATCCTATGTTCATGCTACTCTGCCCCCAGTGTCATCATCCAAGCCCGTGCGTCGTTAATCAGCGATGACTCGGATTGATTGTTGCTATAAGACGCGTGCATGTTGAGATTGTAGACGACTCCGTTGGTATTTGCACTGCCGCCACCCAAGCGCAAAGACCGACTAGTTCCACCGCCGTTGTCGCCTTCGCCGCCGTCGCCACCACTGCCCGAACCTTGACCGCTAAACCAAGACGTTACCGCTGACCATGCGTCGCGAGCGGCCGCCAAGAGCGCATCTTTAATCCATCCGGCACCGTTTTTGATACCGTCCGCGATGCCTTGTACCATGCTGGTGCCAAGCTTTAGTACTTCCGGCTTGACTTCGTCAAAGAACGTCATCAGGTTGGTTTGTAGCTTGGTAAAAAAGCCCCATAAATCTTTCAGCGCAGTATCGACGGTTGTCTTCATGGTCACAAAAGCGCCGGCAAAGTCGCCCTTTGTCAGTTGCGACAATGCGGTCAAAATACCCGTGACCGTCGCCATGCCAATGCTTACCAGTGAATAGAAGGTGTCAAGCACGGTCTTGATGTACGGCCATGCAATGGTAAACGCGTCGCTAAGATATTGCCAAGCCACTGCGGACGCATTGAACGCCAGTACTAACACGTCGCGAATCAATGTCGCCATCGCACCGAGCATCGTGGTCAACGTTGCGATGTAGCCCTGTATCGTTGGCGATGCAAGGTACTCCATGATTGCGCCACCGGCTTGTGTCATTGCCGGAACAAAGACCGAAACGAAATTCATCACCGCATCGGTCAGCGGTTGAAGAAATAACATGACCGTCGCGAGCCCTGCGCTCAGTTGCGCCAAGACACCCGGGACCGCTGCGATTGCTCCGCGGATGGTATCAAAGATTCCCGACACCGTGCCCGACTCGGTCATCCCGTTGATAAAATCAGAGATACCGCCAACGACATCCGCGAAGATTGGTACAAGAGTGTCAGAGAGAAAGTCACCGAAGAGCATCATTAACGGCATCAACGCTTCGCCGAGCGTCTGCTGTATACCCGCCATCTTTTCTTGCAGGATGATTTGTTTACCTGCGTAGGTGTCAACCGCGGCCGCCGCCGAACCACCGAACTGGGTATTCAGTTCCGCCATCATCAGTTCTTGAGCCCCAGCGACGTTGCCAGCTTCGACCATTGCTTTGATCATGGCTTCTTGTTCTGCGGTGAATTGCACACCGCTTCGACTAAGTGCCGCGATACCTGCGATAGGGTCATTCAGTGCTTTACCGACTTGCATTGCCGCCGAGTCAAGGTCAATCCCCAGCGCTTGGCTCATATCGACGATGGACTTCGTCGCACCGCCAAAGTTCTCGCCTTTGATGTTGGTGAAGGTTGCAAGGATGTTTTGCGCACCAAGGATTGCATCATCAGAAAATAGCGACGCACCTTCGCCAGCGGACAAAGACGACGCCATGTTGGCCATTTGTTCCGCAGTGAGTCCGGCTGCGCTTCCTGTTGACTTGATGACCGCTTCCGTCTGTGCGAATACAGACTCGAACTCGGCTGCTTCTTTGATTGCACCACCGACGAAGTCAGTGACCGAGCTTAGCGCCTTGCCTGCGAGTTGCGTCGCTAAGCCGACGAGCCCTTGACCAATCCCTTGCAATACGCCAGTCATCACCGAGCCCATACCGGTGAACGAAGAGCCCGCACGACCGGCACTTTTGCCAACATCGTCGAGCCCGTCGTTGACGGCTTGGGTTGTCTTACTGACCTCATCATCAGACTTGAAACGAATCAGTACCGTCTCTTCGGCCATTATGTTTTACTCCGTCGCTGTTGTATCGACCGCTCCACGCCAAGCATCATCAAATCTTCTTGTATCGTAAGCCAAGAGACCGCTTCTAACTCAGCTGGCGTACAGTGATACACATCACGACACATGACTAACCGTATGTATTGCATCGGCGCCACATCGCCCGTCCAAAGGTGAGCTTGTAGCGCCGTCTTTAGTTTCCCATTGGTGGATTGAGCCCAGCGAGGATTGTACGAACGATAACCGGGAAGTGCTTCGCCGGCACGTCTTCAAATTCGCCGTTCTCAACTTCGACGCACTTGCGAAGGATTGAGACCATAACCGCGATGTCTTCTTTTGCGGTTTGAAGCTTGATGAGATCGCCGATGGTTAACTTGTTATCATCGATGGTGTATTGCATGTTGGGGATGCTCCTATAAAAATGTGTGGGGCTCAGTTTGGCACACGGTCACGCCCCACCATGACCGCACGCCCTACTATGCAACGTCGGTGTATGTGATTCCGGGACACCGTACCGTGAAAGATGCCATGATTGCGTCTGCGCTTGTTGAATCGATTGCTGGGTAGTCAATCGACGTAATGAAGCCGGTTGCGTTGGTCTCAATGGTGTTGTTGCCGGAGCCCGTACCCTTTGGCAACCACTTACACTGAACCGCGCTTTTTGCTGCGAAGGCAGCGCTCACAAGCATATAAGCCTCGGACACAGTCACTTCGGTATACATGACGTTGATTGTCACGTCGACCGGTTCGAACTTGCCCAAAAGAATAAATGCGTTGGCACCGTCAAGAGTATAGTTGTCACTGTTTGCAACGGTTGCGGTCGCCACGTCTACCGACTGCGTGCTACCGCTAATGTCAACGTACGAGCCAGCTCCAATTTTGATACTGATTGTCGATACAATTCCGTTAATTGCTGCGGTTGTTTGCGCCATGGTGTGTTCTCCTATTGGACAATTTCAGATATTACCAGCGTTACCACGACCGTGTCGTAGCTTCGCCCCGAGGCTTGTGGCCATTCTAAGATTTGCGCACGACATCGCACGTCGATGAGTTGCCACGACGGAGCGACCAAGGTGCGCACCGCGTCATGATACGCCGCCATATACGATTCCATCGTATCAACGACGTCCTTGAGTCCGATGCCCATTCCCGCCGGTCGTAGCAATGCGACGTCGGTGATGGTCCATTCGGTCATCATGACGTGCCCGCTCCCGCCGAGCGTCGTGGTCCGTGTGCGTGCGGATTGCATACCAATAGCAGAGACAATTCGCGCCGGCACGTCCGCGATTTCGACCGCGTTCTTCAACGTGGTTCCGGAGTAGACCGTTGTCACACCGGTGACGCTCATCGCTGCGATTGCGTCGACGATTGCGACCAGCTGTGAACTCATATAGACCGCCTCACATACGGACGCAGTAGCGTGATGATGTCCTTGGGTATCTGCGGTGATGCCAATACCATACCATCGGCGCTTAGGATGGCTCTGTCGCTGTCTGGTGTGCCTTCGCGCTGGCGATACAAGTACGCTGCTATCCGTAGAGTAGCCGCGACGATGTCCGCCGGTGCCGTCGTTGTGTATGCGAATCGTCCGACCACGCTGATGGCGTTCTCAGGCGAAACCAAGTAGTTCCATTCCAAGTTAATACCGCGCTTGATTTTGATACCGTACGCAGGCCTGACGTTGGATGGTAACAGTACAACATCGGTCAGTGTGACCGAGTTGCCGTCGCCGTTGGTGATACTCGTGAGACTGTATAAGTCAGCGCTGAGATAGAGCGTGTCATAGTCCATCAAATCGCCGCCGTCGTTAAACAGAAGCGGAGTGTAGGTGCGCGTCGTATCGGCCGCCGCTTCGAACGTGCGGTGTGTGAATGAGTCCACTAATGCCTGCGCACGGGTGACCGCATAGCCCAGCTGCGTATCATCCGCCGACGATGTGATGTTCATGTACGCTTTGAGTTCCGCGGTCGTCGTGTAGGCCATTAGAGTACCTTCGTTGTCTTCTTCGGCTTCGCTTCGGTCGGCTCTTCGTCCAGTGCAACCGCGGAACCTTCGGCAATGAGTTGCTTTGCTTCGGCTTCGGTCACTTCGACGATTTCGCCCGGTGCGTATGGCGTGTTAACTTTGCCGACACGAAAGACAATACCGTGAATCATTTGGATTTTCATTGGGGCTCCTTACGATGGGGAGGTGTCAAGGAATCCTTGACACCTCCCCGATTGACTAAGCGTGGACGCCGAGTGCGAAGGCTTCGATTTGAGTCACGTCACCACCGTAGCGCCATGAAGCGACGATGTAGGTCAAGCCCTTGCGCACGTCGCGCCATCGCTCGATCTGAACGCCCGAGGTGCGCTCGACGAATGCGTAGTAGTTGTAATTACCGAAGCAGATTGACTTGTTGGTCGTGGCAATAGCTGGGATTTGTGCCGACAACATTACCGGCCAACCTTCGACCGTGCGTTGTCCGTTCAGCGTCTCGGTGATGCGGTTGTAGTTGGTCAGGTCGAGGGTCTTCAGTGCGCCCCATGTAGAGTTTTGCATGATGAAGCCGGTCTGGCCGTTGGTCAGGTATTCGCCAGCGACGTCGGTGCTCAATGCGACAATCTGCGCGTTGGTGATTGCCGTTGCGCTAAATGCGGTCGTGTTGGTGACCCGGGTGAGCAAACCGTAAGGCTGCGAAGAACCGGAACCGTTGACGATGTAGTTGTTTGCGCTGACTGCCATTGCGCGTGCGATTTCGTTGTTCAGGAACTCTTCGAGGTTGCTCGAAGTGTCGGCCATGAGTTCATCCGACAAAGCGAATTCCAAGGTGTCTTTGTACAACTGAATGGTCTTCGAGTTGGCGAAGTTTGGCTCGGATGCGGTTGCGGTGGTGCCTTCAGAGACAATCCCCGGTGTTGCCTTGGTGCTCTGCGCAGGCATGATGTGTTTCCATGATTCCGTGGTCACACGAGTGAAACCAATCTGACCAAGGAAGGATTGCTCATCACGACGTGCGATGATTTCGCGGTTGATGGTCGTTGGAACGGTGAAACCGCCGTCGTTGTTGGTGGCTTCGGTCAAGGTCTTGTAGAAGCCAGCTGCTGCGCTCTTTGCGTTGGTCAACGTGTCCATGACGGACGCGTCGGACGAACCACGCATGAACGACTTGTAGGCGCCGTGGTATTCGTTGGAAGCGTACGGTGATTCAGCTGCGACGACGACCGGAACGGTTGCTTTGATGGATGGAGCGTGGAACGTGCCACCTGCTACGGGCTCGCCGGCCAACTCACTGATGGCGGCTTTAACTGCGTCTTTGATGTTGTCCATGGTTTCTTCTGTTTCCTCTGTGTGTACTGCGGTATCAATATCGCTATGACCGGTGCTAACCGCCGCAGTGCGCACGGGATTCCCTTTGGTCGTAACTTCGGTATTAGTGCGTGGCTCGGCTGGGGTTGGAGTCAGTGAGATTTCACCGACCACCCATCGCTTAATTTCGCCGCCCACGCGCTCGACGAGGTGAGGCAAAGCGCCGGTCGAAAGACCAAGCGCGCCGCTCTCTGCTAACTTCATAACGTCGGCTGCGTATTTGTGACGTCGGTCAAGTTCGATTTGCACGTCGATGCCTTGGTCGTTCGGTGCCCATACTTTGACGGTGCCGATTTGCGACTTTATGCCACCGAGTGCGTGATCGTAGTAGACCGGCATTCCAACAAAGGAACGCGTCGCGCCGAAGTCAGTATCTTTGCTGAATCGGTCGCCGGTGAGGTCTTCGCCTCCGTACACAACACCGCGACCGCTCAATATGAACGGAGCGACGGCTTTAATTGCGTGTGTTGGTGAATTCATTTTTCCCCCAGTAACCGACGTGCAAAGTTCTTCGTTGCCTCTGCGTTTATTATCGCATTGCCGTCAAGTGATGCGGTTTTCATCTTGTCTTCGTCGTCGTCATGCATATACATCATGGCGTCGTCGTCTTCTTTGTCTTCATGCGCCATTGTCAAGCCGTCTTCTTCGGTCGGCTCTTCGATTGCCAATGCCGCCTCGGGAATAATCCACAACTTACAGATTCCT